AGAGGATTTTCATCTAAAATGAATTCTGGAAGTTGATTTTCCAGAATATTAGAGATTTTTACTTTGTTATCTGCCATTTCTTATCGAGTGAATTTTCTGCTGCTAGTGAAACTTGAAGGTGGAACGTAATTGCTACCAGATCTATTTGATCCAGAGGTAATCAGGTCTTCTTTGAGTGTAAGTACACTCTTTCCTGTAGTATCTAGGACGATATAAAGATTCTCTTTTGCGATGATATCGTTTGAGTCAGGAGTCGCTTCAATTTCAATGCGATTCTCAAGAGATGTCGATGTAATGTTGATTGGGTAGAGAATAATTTCACCTTTTTCATAATCAACCATTCCTGCATCAGAAATGACCGTGCTGATTACGTTATTTTCATCAATTCTAATAATAGAGATGGATCCTGTCTTGGGAACTACCTGTGAAGGTCTTCCAGGAATTGTAATGTCAGTATTAGGAACATCAGTCAAGAAAACTGTTCCCTCAATTCCCTCAACAGTGAATCCTGAGGACCTAATATTAAATCCTTCGATTTCTGCATGGAATTTATTGACATAGCAGAGTTCATAGTTGGCAAGTTGGTTATATGCAGGAACCATGTTTCTTCTAATCACCAGATTTGTGATATTTGAAGTAATTCCAGTGTCAACTTGATCAATTTGTGAAAGAAGTTTACTATATTTCAGTCTTCCGCCAAAAGAATTGATATCAGATGACTTTGCATAATTTTCGATGCTCTTTACAATTCTTGTATAGAGTTGCGATGGATTGGTAACGAAACTTGGATCATATGAAACCGTAGAATCATACTCAACATATAGGTATTTCAGATCTAAGAACTCTTGCTTGACACCAGCGACAGCGTATTGCTTCAGATCATTCTTAATCGAATCTTTTGCAACAGTAGACAAGAATTCACCATTTTTTGGTTTGACTGTAATGAAGACTCGACCATATTGTGGGGGATCAAGTTCTTCGCCACCGTATGCTGTGACAGACTCAATGTTAGGATACAGAAAAGGTATCAGACTAGTGTAATCTGTAGCGGTAACCGCTCTATACTGCGATGCATAGACCCTAGGAGCAAGGTATTTGATGGTATCAATACTTTCTATCTCATCGCCTTGTTCAGACGCCTGTATGGTCGTTACACCAGAGATTCCAGTTGTAACACTTCTCTCCTCACCTGTTGATGAATAGATTAAGTTACCTGAAAATGTAAAGTTCCTAGCGCCATTTGCAGCAGAACCATTTGTTGTAATGTAAGTGACCTCAATCGTACTACCATCCGCTGGTTTTTTGCCCAGGACATTATCACCAAACAGAATTTGATATTTTTCGTCGTCGATTTCTTGTACAAGATACAAACGAGTATCTGGACTTACATTAAAAATGTTTTGATATGGTGTATACTCTTGTTTTGCAGAAGATGCTCCATCTGTGACTGTAACTCTGATGCTAGAAGTATCAATACCATCATTTGGTAAGATATATTTTGCATCTGGTTGAGAATCATCAACTCTAAATGTCTTTCTGAGGAGATTTCCCTCGTAAATCTCAATTGCACTAAATGTTGCAACTCCTGAAGAGTTTGGAGTTACTGTAATGTCCTCTGGAACTGAGAAAATATGGTTTCCATTTGCCGCAGCACCGAGTGCAGCAACTCCTTTCTTTAATTTAACCGATCTTGCATCTAATGAACTTACATCTACGTTAAAAGTGATTCTTGCAGTCGATGATTTCTTCGATCTAGGCACATATCCAATGTTTCGTGCCAATGCTACGACATTTTCACGCAATGTCGCACTATCAATGAACGATTCATTGACTGCCATGTTGGTGTTGTAGGCAGTAATGTAGGAATTATACGCTAATGTGTCGATCAGAACAGAAAAGTTCGATCCCTCGAAGTCGAAATCCGAAAAACTACTGTTTGACCTCAGATAATCCTTAATCTGAGTTCGTATATCATTAAAATCGAGGTTAGTAAACTGGTTGAATGCCATTAGACCCTAGAAGGTTGTAAGATAAACTCTATATTTTGTCTTGGAAGTGGTAATCCAGTGATGTCGTACTCAATTTGAATGAAAAGATCGTTAGAATCCTTATCAGCTTCCACAAAAACGTTGGTTAACGTGATTCGTGGTTCATAATTACTCAATAATGCAATAATTTCTTCTCTTAAGACATCATTATCAAAACTATTTAATTCAAAAAGCGTATCTCCGACTGATGTACCCAGCAAATCATTAAAAAATCTCTCCCCAACCTTGGTTCTGACTAAATTAATGACAGATTTCTTGATTGCATCTTCATTTTTCAGAGGAATCACATCATTTGTGATGGGATGTCTCTTAAACGACAAACTTATATCTCTAAATCCACGAGAAATCTTGACTGGCATCGTCGATGATACACTTTAACATACTATCTATAATGGTTTATTCAAGTTCTTCGTTTAATTGGACTTGTTCTCCTGTATCAATAGTCTTTGGTTGGTCAAAATTGACCTCATTTAGTGATACTTTTTGATCTTGAGGCTGTTCTTTTGGTAATGACCAATAATCTGATGTCAAACTTGTGGTTCCCCACACTTCTCTCATGTAACTAATATCCCTATCGACTGGTGAATTACCCATTTTCCTCCTCTTTTTCGTTATTTATTCTTTCTTTAGCAGTTTTCCAGAAATATTCGTCCTCTCTACCCATTCCAAGACGCTCAAATCCGTTTTCGACTTGGTAATATTGAGTCGAAACCTTAAAATCAGGCATTTTTGGTTCGATCGGAGTCAAACTATTGTCGTAAATACGCAATCTGTTGTTTGGATACAGTGCATATTGACCATTTTCTAACTCAATTAGGTTGTGTGACTTGTGTTCAGCAGGATTTTCACTCGTTGCCCAGTCAACATAGTCTGGATCATGATGATAATTATCGATTGTGCAGACATAATTGCCCTTTACATTGCCATAATCCCTTGTGTAGCACTCAAAATCCATCGAACCGATAAACTTCTTGTCCACTGAGACGACCCCATAGTCCATGCAATTCCAGAATTGGAGGTTTGGTAGGTCCATATCAGGTGAAGGGGTCTCAGGGTCCGCTACAAAGGCACTGATAGGCAGTTTATCGTACATTGCCGCATACTCTGGTAAGTATGTCTCAAAATAAAAAGCACGCCCAGGTATCGATTTAACCGACACCCAGACGCCTTTGACAAATTCACCATGACCAGACTGATGGTCTGTGAGATATTCTTTTCGTACCCATACTTCCATTGAGGGAAGATTCGCAATCAAGCACGCCATACAAAAGTTAACAGAACTAACTTATCTAGTCAAATCTTACCTTGACCGCGATAACGCTTCCGTGCCTTATTACGAGAGGTTGCAGCATACTTGGTGTGCTGTCCCGAACCTTGACGAGTCTTCTTGGGGGTAGACTCGATCATTGCTGAACCCAACAGAGACTTTTTAATCTTTGCCATAATTACATTTTCGCGATTTTTTTACAACGGTTTTTAACGGGCGGTTATAACCCCACCCAGTATAGCATAACATCAGAACATATCCTACCACTCAGATCACGCGCATTTTTTCATGACCCACGCGGATTACAGGATCACACCAGATCTCATAACCCTTCTCAATTGCATCGAGACAGAAACTCACATCCTCTCCACACATATCTTGGACCTCTCCTGACTCGAACGTTTGCATCTTCGGAGCAAACCAAGGATAAGGAAGACTCTCAAAAACTCCCTTCTTAATCAGAACCCATCCAAAACCAGTGTAGTCAACCGTGAATGGTTTCTTACGCTTGCTCATCGATTCGAGAGTTTCATGATTCATCACACCACCATTATTACGGAAGTCTCCTTCCTCCAACCAGTGTGCGACAGAAGTCGTGCGACCATCTTCAGTACAATACCAACCAGCGGCAATGTCTTTATCCATTGCAACAAGACGGTAGAACTTCTCCGTATCAAAGACGATATCACTATCAATCCACAGTTGATAGTCGTAATGAAGTTTGCCATCCCATGGTTTCTGAGAAGGACCACGCAATACATTCGCACCAAGACACTTACATCGTGCAAAGTTTACCATCGAGGAATAATCCTGACTGATCTGAATACTTGCACCTGCTTGTACTAGATCAAAACAGAGTTGTACAAAACTCTTCAGAAATGTATATGAACATCCTCTTCCAGGAAGACAGAAGACTACTGCCTTACCCTTTACCATTTCTTTTGCTGCATCAATATTAAACTCCTCTGTCTTCTTCTTCGCAGGAGTTGCTGCAGTCTTTACTGTAAATCCTTTAGCCATGAAAATGAATTAAGTAACGATACTATTATAACACAGCAAACCAATCAATGCAATTGCTCTGTTATCAGTATTTATTCTAGCAGATCATCTTCGATTTTCTCTAACAAGTATGTCAGATCTTCCTTTGTACCAAAATCTCTGATTAATCTATCGTCGTTCTCTAAGCGATATTCAAGTGATTCTATGATTAGTTCTCTCTCATAGGTATCGATTGACAGTTTCATAGCAGCACTTTGCCCACTGTCAGTATATATCATTTCCAGTTTCCAATCACCGTACTTATGCTCATCTTCCCATGTAGATAACCCAGCAGAATCACTCCGAGTGTTCCGATAAAAATCACAATAAGACTCAGTGCCAACTCCAAAGGGGGTTTCAGTGGATTTTTACTGGGGGAAATTTTTTCTTGCTCAGGGGTTTCAGAAGTCATTTTTACTGGCAGAATTTTTTTTATGGGTTATATCTCTCTCGCTGATTTGGTCCGTTGTAGGTTAGGGAAGTTAAGCGTTTTTAAACCGCTAAGGGGCGAACGGGCATAAAAACCCGCCCCAATATAACTGCTGTTTTGTGATACTATAAGTCTATCAAATAACTGCCAATTTGTCAAACTTAGTGTTCTCGAAGTTAGCAACACTGAACTCCTTACGATTCACGAACTTGTATACCTTACCCTCATAAGAGTAGACATAACCCTCAGCACTGATTCTTTCGGCACCGATGTATGCTTCAGGACCGTTCAGAACTCTACACTGTGCGAGACATTCTTCCTTGACAAATTGTACCAAACCGTACAGGTGCATAAGTGATACATTGCCGTTAAAATCCTCAACACGCAATGCATTACTGGTACGCAGCGCAGTGTTAACGTTTTTACGGATCTGTGCTGCTTCCTTATCACTAACGAACTGCACGGTAGGCAACAACGAAAGGATGGCAGTCATTGCCGGAGGTAACTCAAACTCCGTGCCGAGTTCGTTATAAGAACCGCTCCAAATATACGCACGAGGTGTCACAAACCGGCAGTAAAAGTTGTTGGTGATTGTGAACGTCATCGGGTGTGCGATTGCGTCCCTTAAGTTATCACTACTGGTCGTGTAGTAAGTGTGAGGAGCGATGATAATTTCTTCGGTTACGACATCATCGAATTTATAAGTTATGGTGTTTGGTGTATACTCACTGTAACCGCCGAAACCAATAAAATCGCCCTGATAAATGCCACCCTTAGGATCAGGCAAATAATCAAAACATTTGTGCAGGATATCAGCAACTACGCCACTGTGGTTAGCATCAATATCCTGGTGAGATTCGTTGATTTTGATCTTTACTTTATTGAAGACACTTTTGGTCCCCACGAAGAACTTTCCACTAGCAGGATTCACGCCCCAAACAATAGCTGGCGCACCGTCAATCTTTACACTTAGCACGCCACGGTTTCTGATAGCATCCAGGAAACTTAGGTCGCCTGTGAGGATAGAATCTTCGGGGTGTTCGATGTGAAGAATTGGTGCCATAATGCAGTGAGAAAAGTAATAAAAAAGAGGGGGGAAAATTACCCCTCAGGCGAATACATAACCGTTGGTGAAATCTTCGGTCTTGTAGACATTTTGTCCGTTAACACATCCGACGAACTTGCGAACATACCAGAGAAAATCTTTCTGGAATACGCCTTCGCCAGCAATCAGAAATTCCTCGCAAATTACATTCAGACGAGATTTTGTGGTTTTAGACTTCCAACCGCCGTCGAAGATTGTCACGGTGTGGTTGTCAATCTGGGCGATAAGATTGCCGTGCAGATAAACATTGGAAAGGTCCAAATTTGTAACGACTTGGGTGTTTCCAGAACTCCAGTTTTTGTTGCCTTTGATAGCATCAATCATCTGGGATTCGATCTTACGCATGAGAAGAAAGTTTAGGACGTTTGTGAAGTGAAATCCCCTCCACCCTTATAAGATACACGATTTTGGGGGGTTGTGCCATAACCTTGTGACACTTATTGGATTGGCATAAGGGTTTGTGATATTTTGTGCGGGTTTCTAAGTATTACTTGACTTCCTCATAGTTCGCGTGCTAAGACCACAAGACCTCGACACATTTCCAGACTCATTAACACTCAAGAAACACCACTAAGTAACCCCCAAGACACCCCACATACACTCAGGGGTTACTCTTACTATAAAAAACAGAAACATATTTATAAACACATTAAAAAACGTTTTTTATACGTTTTAGGGGTAATTTATAAGCATATGTACTTAATCTTCGAGCAGATGTGGATAATACTCTTCCACCTCTTCTTTCACCTC